TCGGTCAAGAAGTTGTTGACGGTGTAGCCCTGGGGAACCATGCCCATGTTGCGGACAGCGTTGATGTCGTTGTCAGCAGTGCCGGTGCGCAAGGTGGACTTCAGGATACGGTCGCCCGTGAACTGCAGTTCCTTAGGCAGGATCAGCTTCAGGCCCTGAACCGCAATCTTCAAGCCACGTTCGTCGGTGAACGCGGCGATGTCGATCAAGGCTTGTTCCAAGGAGGTCTCGGACAAGTCAGCGGCGGTAGCCAGGGTGTTGGACAGGTTAGGACCCGACAGGGTGGGGTGAGCGGTCGAGCACAAAGCAACGCCGTCGCCACCGATGGAGGTGGTGAAAGCGCCGTTGAGCACGGCTGCAGCCTTGATCTGCTTGGTCTGGGCCATCGAACGGGCCAAGGCCTTGGTGTAGCGGGCCGACAGACGGTCGTAGAGGTTGTCCTCAACGGCTTCTTCGGTCAGCGAGAACGCCAAAGCGATGGTTTCGTGGGTGTAGCGAGCAGTGTAGACCTCTTGTGCCTGGTCGTAAGCGACGCCAGCACCTTCAGTTTTCACAGGAGCCTCACCAAAACCCGATTCCATCACTTCTTCTTCAAACGCGCGGTCCGAAGATTCGATGGTATAGATTTGGGTGTGCTGGTTCTCGTAGTTTTTGTACTCGAGGCCGAACAGGGCGTTGAGACCAGGCTCAAGTTCCTTGACCAGTTGTGCGCGAGAGATTGCCATGATTAAGCTCCTTGACCTGCAACACCGGCACTGCCGTACAAGTGTTCGTTAATTTTCACGACCACCACTGCGAAGTTGCCCAAGGCGTTGCCAGGGACATCATACAGACCGACGATCTTCAAGTTCAGAGCGGCGGTGTTGGCGATAGTGGACGAGTCCAGTTCCATGGTGGAAACACCAGTGGTGGTGCTGCCGCCAGTGCCCACGACGTCAGCGTTCTTGCCGATGTCGGCCTGAACGATGTCTTCGTCAGCTTGGATCAAGAACAACTGAGCTGGGTCGTCAATCACGTCGGCAATGATCTTGCCAGCGGTGATGTTGACCGAACCAGGGTAGTAGTTCTTCCACGTGGGCTTGCCAGTGGTGGGGTCGATGTACTGGCAACCATTGAAGACGCCAACGGCGGCTGTATGGGAGGCAGGTGCGAATTTGACCAAGTAACCATCAAAAATGGTGACCAGGTCGCCTTGGTAAATTGCTCCGGACTGGTTATCGGCGATCTCGTAGCCGTACTGAGCTTGTGCACCAGTAGCCGAGAGATTGCCCATAGGACGCAGACCAAAGGCTTTGTCAACGTTAGCCATTTGTCATTCCTTTGAAAAAAGTTGGATTCGTCAGCTCTTGTTAGAGCCACCGAAGGAAACGCGGGAGCGACGAGCGGGTCGGTCAATGGTCATACTGTGATGCGCATTCGACTTCATCAACTCATTGTCAGCTGCCTGCAATTGGTCGTTCGCTCGAGAGCGGTAATACGCGTCGCGCTCATCCACTGTTTCCACAGGAATACGAGCAAGAAGTAGACCTCCCACGCTGATCACGCCAGCATGTCGGCCGTCTTCTACTGTTGGGACGTGATAGTCGGGGTACTCGTCCCCACGAACCAGCTCATACCCCTCGCGGAGCTTTCCAGAGATGTTCGTGCGGTCGTCCATACCACCAGCTTCAGCCCGAATCCAACGGTGCTTGTATCCGGCAGGTGCAGGAGGCGCATCCAGCCGTGAAGGGGGTGCCCAAGGCTTGCGTCGCGCATCTTTCTCACGGGATTCGACGCCGCGAGAGGTGCGATTAAGGGTAGGTACTTTGACGTCAGACATGGTTTACTCCTTTACGTACTTGGCGTATTCCTCGAGAGGAACACCCAGCTTTTTGGCAATTGCAACTTGACTTGGTGTCAATTTGACAGTGCGGCGTGCGTTGTTGATACCCGAGGATCGGGATGCAGGAGCCACCGTTTGCACGGTCCTGGTGGTCCTGTTGTTTTGTACTTGCTGTCCACCGCCCAGCTTTTGCGGGAAGGTTTGTTTCAAGCGCGTGTCGAGCTCATCATAATACTCATTGCTGCTGGGGTCAAATCCCTCAACCTGAATCAACTGTCGATGGATGCCCCAAGCGGCATGAGTCATGGCCGTGTCACGACCGTACCAGGGGTTGCGCTCAGCCCACTCTTCAACGCGGGGGTCAACTTCCTGTGTCGGTTGCACACGAGGCTGCTGAGCGGCCTGCTGCGCTGCAACCTGTTGTTGTTGCGTCCACTGCTGCTGTGCCTGCTCGCGCTGCTGCGTGGCCGCCGCAATCTGGTTCTGCTCCATGGTGAGCGTGGTCAAGCGCTGCTGTGCCTCGGTCTCGGTGTCAATGTCACCTTCTTCACGGGCCTTGCGGATGATCTGCTTGAGCGCCACAACCTGCGTCTGCACACGGCCATTGGCCTCGCCCAGGCGCTCGCTGTCAGCGGTCATGTACTGCTGCTCGAGCTGCTGAGCACGGGCCTGGACGCTCTTGGCGTACTCCAAAGCGGCTTGCTCGCGGCGCTGTGTCTCACGCAAGCGCGCCGTCAACTTATCGATGCGCTTCTTCACGCCCTCGCTGTACTGATCAAGCTCACCCGTTGGGGCAGCCTCAGTTGTTGGCGCGGCAGACGTTTGCTCTACCAAAGGTGCCTCGGGTTTGTCCAGCACCTCAGCAGCGCCGTCCTCCCCGATAGCGACGGTGGCCGGACTCTCGTCCTCACCGATCTTAAATTCCAATTGCTCATTCATGTCATTGCTCCTTTACATGTGCAGAATGTCTTCGGGACTGTTCACCACTCCAAGTACCTCGTCGTCGTTGATGAGACGAATCTCACCCCCGTCGATTGGGATGCGCGCGCCTGCGTACCGGCCAAAGATGATCCAGTCGCCTTCCTTGCACCATGCTCCGGTGGGGAATTTGGATTCATCTGCATAGGCCAGGGACCCTACCTTGAGCACGTAGCCGCACACTGTGCCGAGCTGCGTTCGGCGCTGAGTCTCCTCGGCGAGGACAATGCCTCCTTTGGACTTCTCCGCACCGCGATAGGGGAGGATGGCAATGCGCCATCCGGTAGGCTGGGGAATGGTGTCGACAACCGCTTGGTCGAGCTTCTCGGGGTCAAACCCCAGCTCGGTATACGCGTCCTCCAATGCAGGGGGCTTGTTCGCCGCCTCATCGGCCCATTTGCGCTCCAAGGCTGTCATGTTGATCTCAGGCACTGCTGTGGCTTCCATGGTCTTCCTTTCAGGTGGTTAAATCGTCGTCGTCCGTGACCTTCTTGAGCAAGTCTTTCACGGAGTCTTCGACCATTCTCAAACCCTCAAGGCGACCCATCATGAAGCGATAGCGCTCCATGTCGCTGATGGTGCCATTCAGGACAATCTGCTTGGATTGCTCCTGGAGTTTCCTGATTTCCTTCAGAACTGCTTCTGCAAATTCGAGCATGGTGTATTCCATGAAAAGCAGACGGTACAAGGCCCCGTCTGATAGCGCTCACTCACTTGTCAGTATATCTTAACAGGACGGTTGCCGTCCTTTTTCTTCACGATCATCGATGGCCCTTGAACGCCTGGGGGAGATTTGATGACATCGCCTCCCTTGGCCATCTTGCGGGCCTTGCCCGCCTTGTCATAGGCAATGGCCGTGGCCTGCTTTACCGCAGCCGCCTTGCTCTTTGGCCTGCTGGTGCCCAGCTTACCGGTGTCTTTGTAGCTGGTGACCATCTCACCGATATTGGCGCTGATGGTCTTCTTGCTGGAACCCTTTTTAAGCGGCATATCGGCCTCCTGGTTGGTTGAGTTTTGCCTGCTGCAGTTGCAGCTTTTGGCGGTTGATGGACGTGTTCTCTTGCTGCTTTTGCTGGTCCAAGGCCAGGCGCTGCTGGTCAATGCCAATGCGGGCCTGGTCCGCCTGCGCGCGCTGCTGAATCTCGGTTTCCTTCAGCTTGATCAACGGATCGGGGCCCTCCTCACCGGCACCCGACAACTTGTCCTGCAGGTCGCGGACCTCTTGCATGAAGAGCGCGATCTTGAAGGCCACCATGCCCTCCTTCTGGATGGCCGAGACCATGCGGTCAGGGTCGACACCGTAGGCCTTGAACAGATCGGCTTCCACGTCTTCCTCGGCCTTCAGACGCACGTGATCCAAGATGTGTTTTTGCAGCTCAGCGGCACCCAGTGGGTTGGCCTGCAGAATAGGCGACAGGCCCATCATCAAGTGCGTTGCAATGTGCGCGTCATGCTGCTGGCCCGCGAAAGCCTTGAGCTTCATGCCGTTGAGCACGTCACTGTTCTCCGACGCAGGGTCACGCGGGGTGTTGGTGTTCTGCGGCAGCAGCACGCCATCGATGTCACGGATGTTCAGCGCAGCATACATGCGGTAGTAGGCCTCGTACATGTTGTGCATGTTCGGGGCGCTCTGGGCCAGCTGCAGCTGCATCTGCGCGAGCTGAATACGTTGTGCAGAGCTGAAGATGTTGGGGTCAGCCACCGGCTGCACCGACACCATCGAGTTGAAGTCCGCGCGCTTGATCTTGCGGCTCGCTCCGGGTACCTCGTACGGGTACTCATCGGGCATGTACTGGCCAAAGCCCTCGAACAGCAGGCGGAACTCCAGCGTTTGCGCATAGTGCAGACGCTTGTGGATGCTGGACATGACCATGGAGCCGCGCTCGAGCAGTGCCAAGGTTGTTCCGACCTGGGCGTACTGGTTGCCGTCGCCCACCTGCATGTCAGCGGTGCTGGACAGGCGCTTGCCAGCGTCCACCAAGAACCCCAACAGGCCAAACAGGACCTGGCTGGGCTCCTTGTAAGGCAGAGGCAAGAGAGACGCCGCCAGTTCCGCGCCGCCAGCATCAATATCGCGCCATTCGCCCGGCTGAATCGGGTCCGAGTCGTCCGCGATGCGCGCGCCCTTGGCTTTGAAGCCTGCAGGCAGGTTGGCCAGCGTGCCGGCGTCGATCAACTGGCGCAAAGCGCTCGTTGCAGCCTTGCCCAGGCCACCAATCAGGTGCACAAAGCCCAAACCATAGGCTCCAGGGCCTTCCACGAGCACGTAGTGCACGTAGTAGTTGCGGCGCAGGCGTTTTTCGTCGTTTTCTTTCCAGTTCCGACGGATTCCGACCACCCGCAGGCTGTCCTCAATCATCGTGACGACGTAGGGCAGCTTGACTCCGGTGGGTTCGCCGTTTTCATCCGTGTCTTCAAAGCCTGGAAGGTCCAAATCGACCAACTGCTCAAGCAAAAACACCTCGCCGATGTCGTCCGTGGGCTGAATTCCGGTGATTTTGTCGATGGCCTCTTGGATTTGGCCGCCGCTGGAAGGCGTGGCGTACGTGTCCGCATCCAAATCCAGGTATTCCCCCGCCAGAGCACGCTTTTTGTACTCGTTGGAGTCCATGGCAATGCGGTTGGTCAGGCGTGGGCATTGAGAAACGACGCTTGAGCCGTTGTACGGGATGTAAACATCGTCAGCCAGGCACAGTTTTGACACCATGCGGCCCAGCTGGTAGTCGTAGTAGACCTTTTTGAAGGTCGAACCACCGTATCCAGTGTAGAAAAGCTGCTGGTCAAACTCCGGCGTGTACTCTTCCATCACCGTGGTGATCTGGTAGTTCATGAAGTCCTGCACACGGCCGGCCTGCTGGAACTTTTCCACGGTCTCTTTGCCCATGATCTGCGTGCGAACAGGGCCGCCAGCAGGCATCAGCTCCTTGAAGGCCTGTGCCTGGAACTGAATGATGGCCTCGGTCAGCATTGGATGGGTCGCGCCCGACGCGCCACGGAAAGGTTTGGTGCGCTCGTCCATGCGAAGGCCCAAAAGGTCCATGCCCTTGGCGTACATAGACTCCCACTCGGAGCGCGAACCCTTGTCAGCTTCGAACAAGGCTGAC